GATCGGACGAACGTGGTGACGGCGAAACGCTCGTAGACGAAGCCAATACCCGTCCGGTTCATCTCGTTCGTCGCGCCGGTCGCGAGCGGCGTGATCTGCACCGCGTAGTCCATCGCCTCGGTGAAGTTCGGCTCGCTGGTCAGATACACGCGAGAGGGCGTCACGCCGGCGGCATCGATGATCCGCTGGCGCAACGCCCTGTAGACCTGGTCTTGACTCGCGAGGATCATTTGCGCCATCCGGCCTTCTGGCGCATGGCCTCAAGCTTCATGCGAGCGATGTCCTTCGGCGGAGCTCCGCAATCCTTCATCAGGTCCGCGTTGGCGTCCTGCGAAAGGCATGCGGCGATTCCACGAGCCGTGATGGCCGATTGAACTGCGAGTGCCGTTCTGATGTTCTGGAACAAGCCCAAAGCTTCCTCCTCATCCTTGCAGGCACTCGGCGGGAACCCATAGGCGGCAGCGAACAACGCCGCCGCCTTTAGGCGTTTCCCGCCTTGCCCATCACCTTCGCAAGACGAACGCTCATTGCCCAAATCTGATGATCGGTCAGGCCGTCGTGCGAGGACATAGCCTGCTTCATGCAGTCGATCACGGCCTCGCGCGGCGGATCCTCATCGCCCTTCGTCCGCTCAAGAAGCAGGCTCGTGTAGATGAGCGAGTCGATGCGGTATTCCCTGTCGCCGTTGACGAAGGTGATGTTCCAATCGTCGTTCCCGATGTCGATGCGCGGTCCAGCCATCTCTCAACTCCTTTGATGTCAAGCCTTCACGGTGGTCACAGCGACTTCGGTCGATGCGACGCTCGTGAAGGAGAATGCGATTCGCTTGAGCGTGTTGCCGAAATCGATGTATTCCGGCCCCGTGGTCAGCATGAGGTTCTTGAACGTGTACACGGTCTCGCCGACCGTAGTGGGGTCGATCTTGAGGGAGATCGTGCGCGGAGATGCGCCATTGACTACGGATCCTCCGACGGTCGCGAAGATCCCTTCGTTGGCAATGCCGGCCGCAGTTGATCCGCCCGAGCGAACGCGCTTGATGAGCTTCTCAAGCTCATCCTTGTTCCAAGAAACCATCGTGAAGTCGATCACGGCCGTCGTTCCAGCCACGACGCTCTCGGCGATCATGTCGCCGGTGTCGTTCCGAGAGAACGTCCTGTAGTGATCGCGGAAGGTGATCCGAATCAGATCATCGTTGTCGGTCTTCCCGAGATTGTTGCCCGGAGCGGCGGTTCCGCCGACATCCCAGTAGATGCTCGTAGGGCCGTTCACATGGAAGTCAGTTGCTGCCGGCATCTCAGACTCCTGCGGCACGTCGAGCCGCATCTCGTGCAATGTTCGTCAATCGCTGATGCCCGACGAAGTTCCACGGCCGAGACGGCACGGTGACTTTCTTTCGGACAACATAATCATACCCCTGCCTCATGTCACCGAAATTCCGCGAGGCTCGGATTGCCTTCGTCCGACCGAGAAGGATCTCATCGAACGTGCCTCCCCTCGACTGCTCAAGTCCGTGGGGAGCCGCCTTCACGGTGACCCGATACCAGGATCCAGGAGCTCCGGACGATGTCGATGTCGGACTGACCGTCTCGACCGATTCGATCTTGATCGACTTGAGCAGCTTGCCGGTATCGACAAGAGGCTTGCTGGAGTTCGTCCTGTCGGCCTTCGTCCAGCCGCCGCTGACGCCCTTCGACCGGAAGTTCAGGTCATTCCAGATTCCGAGCGGGACGAGCGGAACGTCCGCGCCCTCCTGAGCGCCCGTGCTGTTCTTCAGGTTCTCGCGCATGGCGTTGGCGAACCCCTCCGCGATTCGGCGGACAAGAGCGCGCTCGAAGGCCATGATTCGCTTGCGTCGATTCATGCCGGACCGTATTTCCTACGCGGGAAGAACTCGCTGTCCGCGACCATTCCAAGCATCCCGCGCTGCTGCTGCGTGATGATCGACAGGGAAGGCTTGCTGGCGTCGATGTTCGTTCCGATGGGGAACACGCGCCGGCCGTCCCTCAGATCGACCAGCATGGAGTTCGCCTTGTCCACGCGATCCTTGACCGCATCTCCGAACGGGCCTCCACGGCGCGCGAGAAGGATGCCGAGCGCAAGGTCGCAGGTTGCCCCGATCAGCAGCCAGTTCGTCGCGGACTGCATGGTGTCGAGATCGCTCTCGGAATAGATCCCGCCCCGAAGCGCGAACGACTGAATCTCATGCGATGCACGGGTGAGAGCCGAGACGATGATCACATTCGATCCGTCCACGACGCCATCCGTCTCGGAATCGATGCCAAGTTCCGCGAGAAGCCGCTCATCAACCGCTTCTTTGAATTGAGCAACAGTCGCATATGGAACTGGCATGGATTCCTCCGAAAGGGGTGGGTGAAGCCGAAGCCCCACCCACCCCATGAGAAGAGAGAGACCTTAGGCGGAGATGTTTGCGATGTACCAGCCAGCGAGCGGAGCGGTGAGCTCTGGGACGTAGTTGTCCACAATGCTGCCGATCGTGCGACGATTGCGAGGATCGTCAAGCGTTTCGACAGTCATGTCTTCGTAGACAAAGTTGGTGAGGGTCGCGAAGTTCGAGCCACCTTCGACACCGACAAGACCTTGTGGGCGAGACACGAAGAGAACTGCATCGACTCCAAGCATGTAATCAGAAGTACGAGTTGCGCCCTTCTGGCTCGTGACCGAGACAGCGTCTTCGATGACAATGTCGCCAATGCCAAAGAGACCCGGAACGATGCCGTAACGGCTGTAGTTCCCGGCTCCCTGCATGAGCTGGACGCCCTGCGTGTACTTGATCAGATCCTTCAGTTCAGCAGACTGCGACATCTTGAACGCAGTCTTCGGCGACATCACGGCAATGATGTCCTGCATCTGAACTGCGCCGCCGGTGGCGACCATGATCTTCTCGGTCGCAGTCTGGAACAGCTTCTGGATGTTTCCGACCGTGTATGCCGGACCAGATCCGAACGCAGTACCCGTGGCCGAGTAGTTGCTGCCCCAGTTGCCGGACGTGGTCAGAAGCGAAAGCGCGCGCTGAGTACGGAGCGTCATCAGCTGAGTCGCGCGGCTGCGAGCATGCTGCGCCACGATGTCCCACGACGCGACCTTGGCGGTCTCGTAGGGGATGTGGAAGCCCTTCTCGTAGCGCTTCGTCACGAACTGCGCGAACTCGAAGTCGTTGTTCACGCCGGTCGGACGATCTTCACCGTATGCCCAACGGAAGTCCTTCTCATCGACCACGCGGACGGCTTCGTCCGAGTTGATCTTGAGGTAGTAGCCGCTGACGGTCGAGACCGGAACCAGCTTGCTGTAGCGGTTGAGCGCGAACGACTTGACGTTGCGCGTGAACTCGGTCTGGATGAGGCCCGTAGCCTCTGAGAAGGTGGGAACGAACGTATTCAGTCCGCCACCGATGTTTGCATCTGCCATTGTTGTTACCTCGTTTCAGGTGTGCGGATCAGAAGACGGAAGTGCCGGCCTGCTTGTAGATGCGAATGATTTCGCCAGCACCGGCTGCGGGTTCAAGAGCAATGCCGTATGGGAACTGCGTTGCGACGGCGGTCTGTGCGCGACCATTGCCGGTTGGAGCAACAGCAACTCCAGCGACAATCGCCGCAGCAGCTTCGACGAGAACAACATTGCCGCCCTGGAGATTGATTGGATCGCCAGCAGCCGCGTGAAGGTTGGATCCGCCGGCAACGGGGAACGACTTGCTAGAACCGTCAGCAACACCGACGGCGATGTCGGTGATTGCGGAGCAAGTCACGCCAGAATTTCGTCCGCTGACCTTCACGAAGCGGTAAGCGGTGGTATCTCCGCTTGCGACGAGCGACGGGGTGTCTGAGAATGAGCTCATGGTGTTGTGCCTTCCTTGAAATCAGACGCCGCTCTTCGCGCGCGCCATGAGAGTCTTGAACTTTTCGGAATCGCCAGCCGCCTCTGCGACGAGCTTGGCAACGGTTTCACGATCGATGCCGGAGGAAGCCTCTGGCTTGACGCCGGAACGGGGAGACGCGGCGACACGGATGCCGACCGGATCACGGCGGAAGTTCTCGCGCCAGAACGCGATCTTGCGCGCGGGATCCTTCGACTCGACCAGCTCCGAGATCATCTCGTCGCGGCAGCAATCGACTGCGAATCCCTCGCTCGCCATCGAGTCGAGCTCGCGCGAGAAACGCTCCTTCGCGAGTTCAGTCTCGAGAGCGGCGATGCGGCGCTCGAACTTCGCCTTCTCGCGGGAGAACGTCGCCTTGGCGTTCTTCATCTTGCCATCGACATCGTCCTCCTTGTCCTCCTCCTCGTCCTCTTCCTCTTCGTCGCCCTTGTGGGCGTCCGCATCGACGTGAACCGAAGTCTGGTTGTACATCTTGCGGTTCTCTTCCTTGAGCTTCTCGATGTCGCCCTTCATCTCGGCGATGATCTTCGCCATCTCGTCCTTCTTGTCATCCTTGGGTTCGTCCATGTTGGACTCCTTCTTTTTCACGGCTGTGCCTGGAACAAACACGTTGCCCACTCCCGGCGCAGCCTCGAAGCAGGAGGAGCATTCCATAGCGAACGTCATCTTGTCGCCCTGCTTCGAGAAGCGCGTATCCGGCAGAGGCCGGCGCGGCGTGTCCCGTCCGAGCAGGGCGATCTCGCTCATGTGATCGTCGGACCAGATCTCCGCGCTGCGGCGAGGAAACTTGTTCGACTCGATGTACTTCGAGAAGTCATCACGGGACATCTCGATGTCGCCGACGATGAACGGAACGCCGTTGCGCTCCTCCATCTCGACGTTCAGCACCGCGCCGACAGCCTCCTTCGGCTCGCTGTGGTCCTCCTGCGAATGGAGGATCACGATGCGCGGATGCTGCTTGCGACTGATGAACTGCTGAGTTCGGTCCACGATGCGGGACACCTTCCGACGATCGAACTTCGAGATTTCCTCGTCGGTTCCGTCATCGATGGTCGGATCGAATCCAGAGAACAGCTCCAGCCGCTTGATCACGACCTTGTCGCCCTTCTCGGAAATGACATGGGAAGACGCCATGCATGGCATTGAGTGCGCGAGAAGTCAATAGCGCAATGGATATCGGATCAAAGATACTACATTTACAACATAATGTAGTATTTCCAATCCAACCGATACAACAATCATCTAAATCCGGGATCCGGATATAGCCCATTGTCGATGTACGGTTGCCTCTTGGCGTTGTATTCCGCGATCTTGGATTCGACCGGATTCCCATCGCCGTCGGTCAGGCCGAGCTTGGCGGCGCGGTCGAAGGTGACGGGGACCAGCCCCGCGCGACAGTTCCAGCCGCACGGCGGAATCAGATCCTGACGGACGATCTCCTCGATCGTGTTGATGTATCCATTGACCTGCCAATGGGAGCCGTCGGGGTAGTCGCCGGCGGGGTTGCCGCGCGTCCTGCGGTCCATGACCTCCCGGATCTCCCACAGGGGATAGGACACCTCGCGCACGGCCGGCCGCGTCGGATCCATCGACGGGATCATCGTCCTGCCCTCCATCACGGCGGAGTCGGCGATGCCGATGTTGAGCGCACGACGTGCTTCCGTCTGTGCGACCGCCGACGAACGAGAAGGGAACGTAGAAACCAGATCGCGAGCAGAGTCATCCGTGGAAACGATCTCCTGCGCCCGACGGGCGGACGCCATCGGAATGTCGAAGTACGCGGCACGTCGCGCGATGCGCGCCGGGACGCCTCTAGTAACGCGCCGCATTACGTCGCCATCCTCATCGAAGAAGAGAAGGTACAGGATCGCGGTCATGTCCGCGCCGTGACTGCGATCGACGGCGGAGTACTTCTGCGAGAACGTGGTCGCGGCCCTTGCGACCATCTCGTCGGCTCGCTGACGGAACATGCCCATGTCGAAGGACGAGACCTGCTCCGGCACGAACTTCGTGCTTCCGATGATGAACGATCCCTCGAGAGCGCGCTGCACCGATGACCGCATGACGGACCAGTTCCGCGATGACAGACCGCGCTTCCATGCACGGTCCATCATCGCGTCAACCTGCTTCATCTCCCTCACTTCTCCTCCTTCTTGTCGAGGCGCTCCACGATACCGCGCGCCCAGCTCCAGCCCTCGTCGCCGCCCCATCCGTTCCAAGCCTGCCAACCCTTGCCCTGCTCGTCCCACGTCTCGCCCTTCTTGTCGGACTGATGGCGCGTGAAGTACTTCACCATGCGGCGCACGGTCTCCTCGCTCAGGCTCTTTCGGTTCGCGAGATCGCGCGCACGGGCGAGTCCGACACTCGTCATGCCGCGCTCGGATTCAGGCTTCGTCTCGCGGACCTCGAGCGCGCGCCGCGCGTTCTTCGCCACGCTCGCCGGCGGAGTGAACCCATCCTCGAACGTCTCCTTCTCGCCCTTCTTCTCGTCCTTCGCGAAATCGTCGGACTTGAGAGCCTCTCGATCCGTGACCATAACGGCCTGCTCGACGCTCAGGCCGTCCTGCACGAGATCCTCGATGCGCTCAAGCGATGCGTTCGTGTCGGTCGAGTGCTGCGGCCTCCTGCGGTTCTCCGTCTTCCCGCACATGTCGTATGCGATGGCCCACGCCTGATCGTCGCCGTAGCCCTCGCCGATCAACACGCGGTGCTTCGCGATCACGCAATCGCCGATCTCGCGCGCGTTGCGCTTCTTCGTCGGACTCTTGCGTTCGGACGGATAGTCGTGCTTGCCGGACGCGCAGCCGTTCCCATCGGTGAATCCACCGAACCCGTTGCCGCAGTTGCCCTTCGGCTTGCCGCGCCGCCGCCGGCGGACCGCCTCGCGGCGCAGCTCCTTCTCGGACATCTTCGAGAACGCCTGCTTCGATGACAGCACCTTCGGCTCGTCTCCGGAGAAGTCGCGATCGACATCGTCGCTGAACGCATCCTCGTCGGCGAGCTCCGGGATCACGTCCTTGATCTTTCCGGTCAGCACGGGTTCATCGATGTCCGGGATCGCGAGACCGAGCATCTTGCGCGTCTCCGCCTCGCTGACCGTGCCGCCGAGCTCGTTGACGAAGATGCGGATCGCTTCGAGCTTCTTCTCCATCTCCGGACTCTCGACGGAGAACTCGAACTTCGGATAGTTCTCCTGCGGACCGAAGTTCATGTCCACGACCTCGCGCACGAGCTGGTGCGTGATCGTCTCGCCAAGACCCTCCGCGACGAACTTCATCTGCCGCGTGAACGTCTTCTGATGCTGGCTCGCGACGTTCGATCCGATGCCCGTCGAGACGGCCTCGCTCGTCGCGCTCTGGCCGACGATGAGTTCCTTGATGTTCTTGGCGAGCCACTCGCAGAGATCGGCGAACACCTGGGCGCGCGCGGCTCCAGGCTCCTTGATCTCGATCTCGTAGTCCTTCTGCCCCGGAGTCGTGCGCGGCACGACGGCGCTCACGTCGCCGACGAGATTGCGGAGGATCTCCTCCATCTCCTCCTTGCCGCCCTTCTGCGCCATCGGGTAGTACCCGACGCGGATGCCCTGCGCGTAACGCTCCGCATACGTCGCCCAGTTCTGAAGCACGGCCTGCTTGAGGTTCCAGTACCACCACACGGTGTCTCGGACGCCCTTGCCGAGATACGCATACGCGGTCTCGTACGGATCATCGAAGTCCGGTCCCTGCACCATGTAGCGATGCCACACGACGGCGCGACGTTCGATCGGCGTGAGGACGTGGACGCGGGAGTCGAAGCCCTGCTGGGTCGAGCCACCCGTCCCATCCATGTCGGAGTAGTAGCGTGGACCGACACGGATCGCAGGCTCGCCATCGAGATTGACCGTGATCGTGTCGGGGTGGAACGGAAGCCAATCGCTCACCACCGCCATGCCGTCGGACTTCCGCGCGTAGATCAGGTTCGCCGCGCTCGATCCGTACCACACGGCGTCGAGAAGGTGACGAACGAGATCGGCGAAGCGAGGGATGCGCGAGAAGATCTCCTGCGTCCTCTCGGCGATCTCCTCCTGCATCGGATCGCGCGAGTCGAACGGCTTGATCTGCCACTCGAGTCCGGCGATCGACACCTGAAGCTGCGTGAGCGGACCCATGCAGTCCGGGTCGTTCCTCATCTGCTTCATCAACTGGCGGTCCTTGCGGTACGCCAGCGAAGGATTGCGGAGCATCTTCGCAACGCTCGCGAAGTACGTCCGCTGCATCTCGATCGGCAGGGCGACCGGTCGAGTCATCGCCGTCGGCAGATTCGCCTTCTCGCCGCCGGAAGGAATGTCCAAGAGCTCATCCATAAAGCCTCCAAAGCCTGTTCTTGCTTGATCTGGTCAGTTCGGGCTTCGCGGTCAGGCCGTATCCGGCCCTCATGCAAGCCTCCATGAGATCCACGACGGCATCGACGCAATCGTCGTGATCGCCGGCGGGGAACGTGGTCATTTCCTCGTACAGAATCGCGTGTTCGCGCGAGACCTTGCCCTTCTCGCCGCGAAGACGAAGCTTGCCCGTCTCCACGAACGACTGCTTCTCGCTCGCGCGTGACAACTTGTCCTTCGTCCGGACGAGCGGAACGACGCTCGCGGTCTCGCAGGACATCGACAACTGCTGTACGAGACCAGCCTGCGGACCGTTGCCTTCGGCCATCAGGACGCTGATGCCAGCGGCCCTGCACTCGCGCGAGCAGATCCGCAGCCATTCCGGGAACGGAACGCGCGCACGGATGACCTTGTCGATGTAGCAGTAGCCGTCCATCGAACGGAAGCCCGTCACCAGCACCGAGTAGTCCGGATCGCCCTTCTTCACCGTCTTGTCGCTGAACGCGAAGTCCGTCGCCGCGATCGCCTGTCCCGTCACGCGCACGAACTCCGGAACCTCGCCCTCGTAGAACGCGCGATCCAGCCACCAATGGTCGAAGACCAACTGATCGCTCGAGACGGGCGACAGCTCATACGCTCGCGCATATGCGATCGGTCCGTACTGCGCCCTCAGATCCTGCATCATCGCCGGCGTGTAGACCTCGGACCACGGGCTGTCGTACCCGCGCACGGGCCGGCGGAACATGCCGCCGCGATCCTCGTGGTACGTCCGCCACTCCGACGTGATGTCGGCGACGTGATACGGCGTTCCGAACTTCCACACGCGCGGCTTCTCGCCAGAGCGATCGAGCGTCGGCAACCAGATCGTGGTCCAGGCTTCCTTCACCTGTTCACGCATAGCAGGCTGCTGCACGGCATTCCGCAGGTCGCAGATATCGTCCGCGATCAAAAGATCCGATCGACCGCCGGCGCGACCGAACACGGACACCGCCTCCACCGTCGGGTCGCGCATGAACCGAGACCGCTTGACCGTGAACGCCGTGTTCCCCCAGGACGAATCCTTGTCAGGCTCGATCGCAGGAAACACGCTCCGGTACTCGTCCGACTGAATGATCTTCCGGATCAGAGTCACCGTCTTCGTCGCCTCATCGTCCGACGAACCGACGATCTTCACCCGGATGTGCGGGTTCCGACCGATCTCCCAGCACACGCGACCAACCATCTGGTTCGTCTTCCCGTGACCACGCGGAAGCTCGCAGTAGGCGTTGTCGCTCTCATCGAGATGCCATTGCAGCTCGTCGTGCAGAGGCGCATTCTCGAATCCCAGCACATAAGGGACGAACCAATGCGGAGCCTCGCGACACCCGTGCCAGAACTCCTGCGGAGACAGATCGCTCATCGATCTCCTCCAGAACCACAACCCGAACGGCAGCCATCACGCCCTCGAGATCGTCCCACATGACGCACCTCCGCAGCAACGACATCCCGCCAGCGACGGACGATCCAATCGACCGTCATCGTGGTCAGACCCAATCGTCCCGCAATCTCGCGCCGCGTCAACCCCATCAGAAGACCCTCGAAGACCGCCGTCGCACGAGGCGACAGCCGGCAAGCCCGAATCGACTCCAGCACGTCCGCCCGACGCCACCCACGCTCAGGCGAAAGCAACAACTGCTCATCGATCGGCAAAGACTTCGGACGCCTCAAATGGTCCTTCAGCAACGTCCGCTGCAAGAACCACAGCTTCCGCTTCATGTGCCGATCATCGTGACCGTTCCGCAGGAAACTCAAATGAGCCTCCTGCACCAAGTCCTCAGCCCCAACACCACCAACATCGCCATACGGAAGCAACCGCCGCGCAGTCGCGCAGGCACGATTCCAACGCTGTTGGGCAGCTTCCATCAGCACACCGTACCGATCGCAAGAAAATTTGCGATCCGCAAGTCTGCAACTCGTCTGCAACATGGCCTGTTTGTCAACAACATTTCGACAACCATTGTGCAACAAGTCTGCAACGGCGAGTTTGCGCGCCGGAATTTCGCATACACGGGGGGTGCGCTGGAACATCCAGGTTTTCGTCTAACCGAAGTTCCAAGAGGGTGTGTTCGTTGGGAGGGGGGTTTGTTTGACCCCTCCCCCCCCATGCTCCGGTGCCGGCGGTCCCGGTCCGATCGCGCGCGGCGGAGCGGATCGACCGATCGACTACGCTTGAAGCGACGCAAGCGACCGTCGGCATCGGCCGCGATCGCTTGCACGTTCCTTCCGTCCGTTGCCGTTCGGGTTAGTCCCCCTCCGTCCGTTGACTCCCCGTCTTCCCTCCGAACCACGAATGACGTTATGTCGTGTCCCGTTCAAAGTCAAGCAAAGCGAAACGTACGAATTCCGGCGTTCAAAGGAAAGCGGCGCGGCCCCGTGAAGAGCCGCGCCGCGCCTGGTGTTAGAGCATTGTTTGAAGCTACGTTAGCGGATCCGGGGGGAATCCGGCCGCAGCGCGAATCCGGCCGGATCGACCGTCGCGAGATTCGCGCGCGTCTGTAGCGGTCCCTTCCCCCGAAGCAAGATCGCGTGTCCGGGCGCGTCGGTCGTGCGATCGTCGGTTTCATCCCCGTTGATCGTCGGGAACCACTCGCCCCCGAAACAAACCTCCCGCGCATGATCGGTAGCCGCGTCCCGTCCGATCCCGCCGACGACAACGGCAACGGTCCCGCCCGCGCGAAGGTAGTCCCTTGCAAGTTCTTCCGGCGCGCGTTCCGACCATGAGTACACAATCCGCGTTCGGCCGACGTATCCGCCGCCCTTCATCGCGAGACGCACGGCCGACGGTCGTTTCGTGTACGCGTACGCTTCAATTCCGAAACGGCCGAATGTCTCGTCTACGCTGGGGATCGACTCAAATCCGATGTCGGTCCCGACGTTCAAGCGCGCAACGATTCGCGCCCCAGCGGCATCGGCAACCCGGCGCGCGCGCGCCCCAGCGCGGACGAATTCCACCCCGGCGGCAACGGGGAATTCCCGCAGCGCGCGGAGCCGACGGGTACGCGATCCGATGATCCGATCGCCGTCGAAACTTGCTTTGCCGCACGTCCGGCCAAGTACACAGAATGATCCACAAGCCCCGAGCGCGGGGCACGGATTCCATCGGCCGGAATCCGCTCCGCTTGCCCCGGTGAAACTGAGAGTGACAGCGGCGTTTTTCGCGAGTTTGGTATTCGCGGAAGCGTGGGGGCGCGCGACTTCGAACAATTCCGAAGGTGCGAGCGCTTCGCGCATTCTCGCGAGAGCGGCGCGAAGATACCCCGCGCGCGTTCCGTCGGCCGCAAGCGCCGCGCGGATTCCGCGCGCGAAATCCGCACGCCATTCCGGGGAATCGAACGCGGGAAGCGCAAGCGCATCGCGCATCGGTTGGAGTTGAGGAAGAGCCAAAGTGCTCATCGGAATCCCCGCATCGCGCCGCGCGCAATTTCCCCGTTCCGGTCAAGGTACTCCGCGCCGACGATCTGCGCCGCTTCCGCGCATCGCATGTGCGCGTACTCACATGCGAAGCCTAGCGCACCTTCGAATCGGAGAATTTCCGCGTTCCGGTCGATTCGATCACACGCGGAATGCATCCGGCGAATCGATCGGACTGCGGCGCGGTGATTCCCTTCGCGCGCGGCGTCGATCGCTGTGGACGCGTTCCGCTCCAACGTGGATAGGCTCCCGTAGGTCCGGCGCTCAAGCGCGCATCCGTTCGCGAGTGCACGCATGGTTTCGGTGAAGTTCATCGTGCCACCTCCGCCACAATCGCGACGGTAATCGCAAGGAACGCAAGCACGAGGAACGCGCAAGCGGTCGCGCGGTCGGTTTGGGTGCGTTGGAAAGTTCTTCGGTTCATGGTTCTACCTTTCGGGATGCGGGGCGGGGGAACGATCCCCCGCCCCTAGTGAATCGGGTTAGGCTTCGATCGTTGCCGCGAACGATCGGAAGCGATTAGCGGCGGAGCGGTCGAGCGCATCGATGTTCCCGGGATGTCCGATCGCGAGAGAGCGATCGGCGAGTTCCCGCGCAAGGTTCTCGAATCGCGTCATGGCGCGCGCGTTTCCCTTAGCGGCTGCGCGAATCGCGGCGTCGCGCGCCTCCGTTCGTGCTTCCATTCGATCGCGCGCGATGTCGTTTCGGTATCGGTTCATCGGTCTACCTTTCTGCGGGGTTCCCCGCGTTGGTGGGATTCTACAGCATGCATCGGCACAATGCAAGAGGATGCACCAAATTTTCCCGCAGTTTCCGAAGGTTTTTTGTTCGGGTTCCGTTCGGTAGCCGGCGCGTTCGGGGTTCGTTAGGGGCGGGGCTTGTTAGGGTGGACCGATAACACTTCCGGCGTCGGTCCGGCGTCGGTCCGGCGTCGGTCCGGGGTCCGGTCCGGGGTCCGGTCCGGGGTCCGGTCCGGGGTCGGCCCGGGGTCCGGTCCGGCCCGCCCCCAGCCGGTCGGGAACCAGGCTCCAGCAGCTCGAGGCCGCGCATGCGCGCGCTCTCGCGCCCGTGCGCGCATGCATGCATGACGTGCGCGCCTTATCCGTGCGCCATGCTCGCATGCTCCGGCGCTGGTTCGGTTTGGCGCGCCGGGTGGAAATTAAACTTCCACTTTCGGGAACTTCGAGGCCGATCGCAAATTTTCTTGCGACTGTAAACCCTGCTCCCGCGCGCATATACGCGAATACGGACCGTATTCGTGAGGAAATACTACAGCCGGGTGCTTGACCGTGCCGATATAGCCGCTATGATCCCACTACAGCGGCCGACGCCGCAGAAAGGTAGAGTCACACAATGCAAGTCGCTTGGATGCTGAGTCACGATCTCTGCAACGATGATGATGCCGCTGAGGTGTTCGCGGCATCGTTCCCGTTGTGGGCTGAAATGGGCGCGATTCCCTCGCACGTGTTCACGGTAGAGCGTAGTGCGTGGGAGTCCGCGCGTTGGCGCGTTGGCAAGGCGCTTCTTGAGGCGGCAATCGATCAGAGTGACGCGGGCTACTTTGCCGCTGCCGGAGAGGAGATTGACCCCCACGTCACAGAAGAGGACGGGGCGATCATCGCGTATTTTCACGTTCAGGGCGAGAATGTGTGCTGCCTCATCGGACGCATCGTGGATTCGATCGGATGTGTCGCGTGAAGCTCGATCTCTCGACATTCGATACCGACGCGCTGGAAAGTGCGCTGGAGAGCGCCATCGACAATGCGGAGCATTTCGCTGAGGAATCCCATGAGGAGGATGCTTGGACACTCTCATGGCGCGAGGACGTTCGAGTCCTGAGCGCGCTCCTCCACCTGATCAAGTCGGGAGGTGCGTCGTGAGGGATTCCCGCATCGGCCGCGCGATCGACAGACTCGAGGATATCGGGTTGGGGCCATTCGCCAGTTCCATCATCAACTGGGAACTGAAGGGCTGCACATTCGATGAGCATATGGAATGGATCCTCACCGCCGAAGCAGGCGAGATCCGTTCATGGTGGGAATGCTCTTGGTATCGATGATCCTCCGCGACCGCCCCGATGCGACCGGGGCGCGAGACGGGCGACCGTCGCCCACAGAAACGGACCGTATTCAGGAGCCACACAAATGATCGATTTCAGCAGACCGCATGCGCGCATCGCTGCGCGCTGGGAAGCCAACGCCGCCGTATCCGCATGGTGCGAAGTCCTCGCAGGCGACCCGTATCCACCGTCGTGCAGCCGCACGGCTGACGCCATGCTGCAATTCGTCGTTCGAGCCATGCGGAGGCTCGGCTACGGGGTCGCCGATTCGACCGACGGCGAGAGCATCATTCTCGAGGATTCGACGGGGGACTGGCTGAAGCTTGTCTTCGACTCTCCGACGCGCCGGAACGGTTTCGACTACGCGGGGTCCGCCGATGATGCGGAATTCATCGTCGGTCGCTGGGGGTCGGACGCATGACCATCCGCGCGTTCATCATCATCGTCATCATCGTCGCGACGGCATTCATGCCGCATCGCATTCGCATCCTCACCGGAATCCCCAAGACTGCAATCTGCCATGCGTAAAAATCCAATTGTCAACAGCCCTTCCCAGCGTCCCATGCTCGACTCATTCAGCCATGCGGCTCGCGACAGCATTTCGCAGCGGCTGCGTAAACTCGGCCGAACTTGGAACTGGCTTGCCGTCCAGGCTTCCGACAACGGCGTCTGCTGCCGCGCGACCATTTCCCATTGGGGACGGGGACGGGTGGAGCAGATCGGATGCGGAGTGTATCTCGCATGCATGGACATTGTGCTTGCGGAGGAGGAGCGCCGCGAGCAACCCATCCGTATTCAGGAACGGAGGAACAAGCCATGAGCGGACTAACCCTTCAGGATTGCTTCATGCTGGTCGATCCGCGCGTTCGATTCAACATCATGCATGACATTGTCCACACCGCAGGCGACATAGCGCGCATGCGGAACATCCCAGGCGATGTTGGCGGTAGCGTCTACGCGCTGTACGAGGACGAGCATGGGTTCGTTTACGTCGGCATCGCGCAGTCCGTCGGCGACGATACCCCGTTCGAGGAGTGGTGCGACGATCAGCGCGCCCATCCGTTCGCGAGGAGTCTCGACCGGGTCGATCTCCTTGGGAACTATCTGAAGGACGGTGGAGCATGAAGGCATGCGTATACCTTCGCGTATCGACCGACGAGCAAGCGCAGAGCGGACTCGGGCTGGCGGCGCAGCGCGCGGCATGCGAGGCCAAGGCGCGCGCCGCAGGGGCCACAAGTGTCTCCGTATTCGCGGACGAGGGCGTGAGCGGATCGACCGCGATCGCCGACAGGCCGCAGCTCACCGCATGCCTCGAGGCGCTCGAGCGCGGGGACGTTCTCGTTGTGGCGAAGCGCGACCGCATCGCGCGCGACTACATGATGGCCGGCTGGGTGGATCTCGAGGTCGCGCGCAAGGGCGCACGGCTGATCTCAGCCGCCGGCGAGGGGACCGACTCGGACGATCCAATGTCCCGCGTCATGCGGGTCATCGTGGATGCGTTCGCACAGTACGAGCGCGATATGATCCGCGCGCGCACGGCGGCGGCGCTGAAGGCGAAGCGCGCCCGTTCTGAGAAGACGGGCGGCGTCGTGCCGTTCGGATACCGGGTCGCCTGCACGGAGATATGCGACGGCAGAGAACGCAAGATTCTGGTCGCCGACGAACACGAGCAGGCGGCGATCGCGCGCGCTCGCGCCCTCCGCGCGGACGGGCTGGGGTTCCGGCGCATCGCGCAGAGGCTCGCGGCTGAGGGGGTGCGAGGCCGGAACTGCTCCGTCATCGCCCACACTACGATCCGCCGGGTGCTAGGCCATGATCTTGTGGCCGCAGTTGGGGCAGCGGATCGTGCGTGACGCAGCGCCCCGGCGCTCGAGGACCGCTCGGCCCTCCGGCGTGATCTCGTACTGGCCGTGCGACAGGCGGCGCAGATATCCCAGCGTGATCAGGCGCGAGCAATGCGCGTGAATGGTCGCCCGGTTCCTGCCGAGCTCCTCGGCGATGTCGCTTTGCGTCAGTTCGACCGCAGAGGGCTTCGCGTATCGAACCAGGATCTGACGAAGTGTTTCCGTGAAACGTGCCATCAATCACTCTCCGTATTCGTGAGGCAGAGAAGAATCTCAGCGCGCGGTGCGCCGTCCTTCTCCGCGTAGTACTTGCGCTGGCTACCTGTCCAAATGTCCTTGTCATCACCGACGATCCCAGCATCCACCAAGGCATCGCAGATCGCCTTGTCGATGTTGTCGCGGTCCGGCTTGCACGTCGCTGGGCATGGACCGTCGGGCGACTTCCTGCTCATCAGGCGCTTCGGGCGCGGCAGGTACGCGACCCAATGCAGGGCGATCTGCCCCCGCAGCGGCGTCACCTCGGGCGGAACGGATTCCCGCGCGGCGAGCGCGACCGCCAGCTTGAAGGCGTCAGCCGTCGATGGGGTCCACATCCTCGCCTTGCCACCGAACGAAGCGGCCCTCGCCCGTGGCTGGCCCTTGGGAATTGCCTGAGCCGTGAACCTCCATTCCATCGACTGCCTCCTGCTTCCGCAGCTTGTTGTCCTGTGCCTGAACCATCCGGCGCAGCCTGATGATCTCGTCCATGAGGACGCGCACGATCGCCGGCTTCACAGCCCGGTTCGACTCAACCCCGTCCTGCGCCGCTATCAGCGCCCTCATCACGGTCTTCGCTCGTGCTTCCGACATGGGTGTCCTCCGTATTCGCCGGCACGGATCGCGACCGCTGGGTCGAGACGATCCTCTTGATTCGATCAGCGACTTCCGGGCTGACCTGTCCGGTGATGGTCGTGGGCTTGCCGGAGTCGAGGCGCTCGATCCTGTCCATCTCGACCGCCATCGCTCGGTTGTCCGACTGAAGCATGCGGAGGATCTCGATGCACTTGATCGCGTCACGCATGCGGCCGCTCGCCTGAGCCATCTGCATCATGTCCATGACGTGATGCGCGAGACGCTCCATACCTTCGGGCATCTCGTAGGGCTTGATCGCGCCGATGCGGAGCATGTGCTTGTAGATGCTCAGGTCGGATCCGCTCTGAGGCAACCACAGTTCCTTCACTCCAGACTCGGGAGCCACACCCACGTCCGCCCCGCCCTTCCCGGCTGCTCCACGAT